TCGTCCGCCTCGTCATCGGGTTCGGTGACATCGGTTTTGGTTTCTTCCGTCGCCTTGTCGGCTTCGTCCGGGGAGGTAACGACTTCCTCCGCATCAATGTTGTCTGGCATTGCGTCCTAAGAGGGTTGGCCCATGGGTTGGGCTTGCAGGCCTACCGGGCCCGGCGGCGGCGGCGCGTTTTGCGCCAGCACTTCGAGAAGGCGGTGGATGAGAACGTCGTCGAGCATCCCTGCTTTGAGCGCCCCTATCGCTTCCGCCTCGAAGGCCTCGGCGTTCGCCTTGGTGGCGTTGGCCTCGGCCTCCTTGGTCTTGGCTGCGGTCATCCGCAGATTGAGCATCGTCGCGAGCTGCTGGAGCGCGGCCGCCTGCTGGGCGGCCTGCGCCTTGGCCTGCTCCTCCGGGTCGGGATCGGCGTTGTCGTCCTTCGGCTGTAGCGCCGGCGGCAGGGCCTTACGGAACCGCTCCGCGAACTTCTCCGCGCCCGGCCAGTCCATCGCCTCGACCACCAGGTCCATGACAAGCGCGGCCTGCTGCGGCGAGGTGCGCAGGAACTCCATCATCGCGTCGGCGGCTTCCTGCCGCTTGGTCGCGTAGGCCGGGCCCGTGGTGATGACGAGGTCGTAGCGGCCGACGGTGAGGTCGTTCTCGTACTTCACGCCTTCGGGCGTCATCACCGGCACGTTGATCTTCGCGAAGTCTTCAGCCCCGTCCTTCCCGACGATGCGGACGACGCGGGTGTCCGGATAGGTTTGCGGAATCAGGTCGAGGACGATGCCTCCGGCGTGGCGAACGGAGGCTGTGAGGTTGTCGGTGTACAGATAGGCCGACGTGCTGGCCTGCGCGTCACGGGCGATGATGGCCCGGCCGCTGGTCTCGTTGCTCTGGTTGCCGAGCGAGGCGTCATAGACGCCCGTCGTCGCCTTCATGGCCTCGCTGGCGAGGGCTATCTGCTCTCCGATGGCGGCCGACGCCATCGGAGGCGGTTGCCGCTCCGGGCGAGACGACGGGGCGTTAGGATCGTGGTTGTAGAGGAGAACCGCGTTGTTCTTGGTGTTGGCGTCTCGCCAGTGCGCCTCGTAGCCCTTGATCTGGGCGGCGGTGGCGATGAAGGGCGCCTTGGGCTGGAGGGCGAGAAGCTCTACCTGCGTCGAAACGAAGGCGTTGAGGCGCTTCTGCGGCCCCTTGGCGTCGCGGATCGCCCCTGAGCGCACGACACGGTCGCCGACCGGCACCTCATCCCCGACCACCGCAATGATCGGGATGTCGCGCGTCATCCACTCGTATTCTTCCTCAAGAACCGCGTGGCCACTGAGCTTGACCATGCAGACCTTAACGTCATCGACCTCGCGGACCTCAGCGCCTTCCGGCGCCTCCTCGTCGCCCTTCAATTCGATGATGCGCTCGCCATCCGGCCCCGAGACACGGGCGAACCGGCGCTTGATCGGCTCCTTGTACCAGTACTCGGCGACGCGCACGGCGTCGGCCTCGTACCAATTCTGGGCGTACTGGAAGTCGTCGGGCAGCTTTCCGCCGTCGAACTCGACCACCTGGGCGTCCGGCCATTTGGCCTTGAAGTCGTCCAGCGGGATCATGTCGGTGACGAAGCAGTAGTCGGCGTCGCGCCGCGTCACGTCGCGCGCCTTGGGGTCCCAGACCACCGCGAAGGGGTTGGAGATCGGCTCCATGCGGATTTCCTGCTCGAAGCCGCCGATGCGGGCGTAGTCGGTCAGGATGCGGAAGTGGCCGATGCCGCAGCGCACGGCGCTCTCGGCGGCCTTGACGTAGGGTTGCTCGTTAGCCGAGCGGTCCTCGATGTCGCGGATCAGCGAGGTCATTACCTCGGCCGTCTTGGGATCGGCCACGTCGTCCACCGGACGCACGCGGATCGAGGGCCGCTGCTGGCGGATGTCCCCGACGATGCGGCGCACGAACTGCGGCAGACGGTTCTCGACCTCGCAGGGCCGGTTTTCCTCCATCCGCTCGTTGTAAATGCGTGTGTCCCACTGCTCCGCGGCGAGCATCTTCAGGTCGTCGAAGCCTGCCTCGCGGTTCGGCCTGTCCGCTTCCCATGCGTGGTCGAAGCGCTTACGGGCCTTGCGCAGCAAATCGGCGTGTTCTTCGGTCTCGCTACCGGCGTCGCGGTCAGTATCGGAATCTGCCACCGCCGCCTCCATAGAGCTTGTTCGCCACCTCGGCGGCCGTGTCCGTCTCGCTGACGGGCTCGGCAAAGGTCAGGGCCACGGCGTCCCATTCGTCCGGCGAGCGGACCTTGCGGCGCTTCATGGACTCCTTGCTTTCAATGAGGAGGCGTTGGTTGGTGTCGTGCCGGTAACCCGGCGCACAGGCGTCCGACTGAAGGCTGTCGAGGTCAGGTATGTCGGCCCCGCCCTCGTCCTTCAGCCAGTCATTCGAGTTTTCCCACATCTCGGCCCGGCGGTTGGCCGGGCCAGCCATGGGCTTGCCCTTTTCGTCGAGTTTCGGCGGCTGGACCGGGGCGCTCCCGAAGTTCACCAGCCGCACGATCTCGCGGTATTTCTCATCCCAGCCGACCAGCACGTCGTAGATGGCGCCGCCGTTGCCGCCGACGTCGATGAACACCCGCGCGGGCTTGTCGTTGTCGATGATGGCCCGCACCTTGCCGGCCGCCCGCAGCGTGTCGATAGGAGAGGCGTCGCTCTCGACCTTCGGGACCTTGCGACCCTGCCGCCAGGCGATGGAGAAGCGGTCGTCGCCCTCGCGCTTGGGGTCAACACCGACCACCAGTGGCCCGGCGCCCTCGATGGTCGCCTTGCGGGCGCGCATCACGTCGTCGGACTTGATGAAGCTGTCCTGATCGGCGGCCTGGAAGGCCTCCGCGGCGGTCGCCGGATACTCCTGCTTGAACTTCACCGGGCTCTTGAGCTCGGCGATCTTGGCCCGGCGCCACACGAGTTGTTCGAGGTCGAGATCATGCAGCTCGGCCTCCTCGCGCTCCTCGTCGGTCGGCTCGAAGCCTTCGGGAACGGGGCGGCGGTACTCCTCGGTCCAGAACCACGGGACGAAGATGGCGATGTAGTCGCCGATCCCGGCCTCGGCCTGCTGCCAGCGCTCGTGAAACTCGCCGCCGATGCCGTTGGCGGTGCTTTCGAGGATGATCTCCGTGCCCGGCATGTCCGGGACGGTCTGCACCGCCCCGGCGAAGTGGGTGTCGGCGTTCTTCCAGAAGGCCACTTCCGAGCCGTGGAAGCGCTGAATGGTCTTTGACCGGCCCGTGGCGACCGTGCCGGCCGTGCTGACCTCGTAGCCGCCATCCAGATCGGGAAAGGTCAGCTCCTTGGCGTTCGCCGCGCCGGTTTTCGGCCTCATCGGCGAGGTGTTGTAGCGGTGGAAGCGGTCCACCATCGCGAACAGGCCGTTGGTGGCGTCCTGGTGGTGGGTCAGGATGAAGACCTGCACGCCGGTGACGGTGCTGGACTGGGTGTAGAACCGCGCCCCGACGTAGGTTGAGAAGCCCTGCTGGCGAGCCTTCAGGATCAGCGCCCGGACCTTGCCGGTTTCGGCGATCTGCTGCTCCAAACGCTCGTGAACGTACTGCTGTGCCCGGTTGAGGGCGAGCGGCTCGATCTTCCCGGCCTTGGTTTTGATCCGTAGGTGGGCCGCCGCGAAGGTGGGGATGTCGTCGGCTTCCAGGAGAGCGAGGTACTCCGCCTCCTCGTCGTCAGTCAGCGCCACGCCGCTTCGCTTCCAGCGCCGCGATCCGGGCCTTGCGGGCTTCGGTGGAGAGGCCGCCTATCGAGCCGCTATGCTCCACCTTGTCGGTGAACATGCCGAGGTGGCGGCCGAGCTGCGTAAGGGCCTGAACCTTGTCCCATGACTTGATCTTGTGGACATGCTCGACGATCACGTTGCCGTCGTCGTCCTTTTCGCCCGTCGGCCGCACGACGACCTCGATAGAGGCGATGCTGGCCGAGGTGTCTTCTCCCATTTCGGCGGGCAGGCGAAGCGCGCCGCTCTCCGTGAAGATGCGCCGGATGTCGGAGAAGCCGATCTTGGCGAACTCCTGCAACACTCGGTCGGCGGTGATCTCCGTCCGCTCGGAGCGGGCCTGTAGGGCGGCCTGGATGGCCG